GCCACCGGCCGCCAGTCCATCCCCGCCGCCCGCTCCGCCTGCTCCCTCAAGGCCTCCCTGAACCGGTCCCCGTCGTAAGGCATGTCAGTTCTCCGGCAGCAGCTCGCTGGTCGCGAACGTCTGCCACAGTGGCTCCCCGCCCGTCTGCCCGATCAGGTCCGTCCGGACGTGGATCATGTGCCAGTCCCCGCCTAGCCCCTCGGGGGTCAGCACGGAGTCGTTCTCGATGGGGTCCGGCTCGATCTCCCAGAGGGCGAGCATCCAGGAGAGGACGCGCAGGGTGCGCTGGCGGGAGAGGCGCCGGACGCCGAGGATCGCGATCTGCCGCTGGCTTTTCTCGTCTATCGCCAGCGCCGTATCGATGGTGACCGGCTTCAGGCGCTCGCCGACGAAGTTGTGCGCCAGCGGGTCCCGGATGGAGCCGCCATCCTCCTGGACCACCACCGGGAGCGGCTGGCTGTCCACGAGGCTGACCCCCAGGACCTTGACGAAGTTAGTGATCGGCTCCTCGGTGTGCTCGTTAGTCTCCACCAGCCACTTCTGCCGCGCCGGGCGGCCTGCACCAAGCGCCGCGGTCCGGGTCCCGTAGAGGGTCGCGTTGCTGGCGAGCGTCCCGCCGCCATCGATGACCTGGACCTGAACCCGATCCGGCTCGTACCGCATCTGTCCGTCAAGCCGCTCCCAGAACAGCCAGCCGCGCCACTGCCTCCCGATCCGCGCAATCCACCGCCCCATCCCCTCCTCGTCCGAGGGAGCGTAGGGGTTCTGGCGCTCGCGGGCGCCGGTGGTGCCGGGATCGGACTGCGGGGATCCGGGGAGGTTGCGGAGGTCGTCGGGGGCGTCATCTTCGGCGATGGAGACGAACTCGGGATCTGTGACGTCGTAGCCGGCTTTCTTGAGGACCTGTTCAACGAGGGTCGTGTGGGCCGTCTGCCCTTCGTTCTCGGGGTCGACCAGGTTCGGGATCAGGGGCCACGGCGAGTTGTTGAAGCGCCCGATCAGACCCACCGCCACCACCTGAACCGCGTCCATTTCGATCCAGCTGTCAGGATCGTTGGGGTCTACCACGTCGATCTTGACGGTCTTCAACTGCGGCTCTTTGACCCAGGCGCGGATTACGATGGATTCGTCGCCGTCCACATCGCGGATCAGATGCACCGGGTAGTTCGTCCGCCGGTGCAGGCCCCAGAGGCGGAACTTGGCGGCACCGGCGGTATTCAGGAAGAAAGCGACCTTCTTGCTGTCGTGGCTGTACAGCCCGGACTCAGCGTTGACGCGCACGAACTCGTTCGCGAATTCCAGGGTGGCCCGCGTCACGCCGTCCGGGAGCGGGCGGACGCGGGCGGTGAGCTTCGGGGGGAAGCGGAGCTGGACGAGGCGCAGCTGGGGACAGGTGACATTGACGAAGCCGAAGGACTCCTCGGGCACTACCGCGGTCTCGGGGTCGTTGCCGGGCGTCAGCTTGAGGTGCAGCATCCCGCGGCTCTTGCCGTCGCCGGGATCCCACGCCTCGCCCTCGTCGTCCAGCACCTGGACCTCGATCTGCTCGCCGAAGAACGTGCTCTCCAGCCGATAGCCGCTCGTCAGTTCCGTGCGGGTGAAGTCGTCAGCGTCCAGCAGCTTCAGCCGGTGGGACGTCCACAGCACCGGGTCCGTGGTAGGCGCGTCCCCGGCCGTGTCCCACATCACGGCGCCCTGGGTCCGGTTGCCGGTGGAGTAGTTGACCGCCTGGAACTGGCCGAGGAAGCGGCGGGACGGGGGGAGCGCGAACCACCACCGGCCGGGCTTGATCGGGAAGGTGGCGGCCGGGTAGCGGTCGGAGGGGATCGACTTGCGGAGCGGGACGGACTGCCACGACCCCCCGCCGGTCCCCAGGTAGAGGTCATCGAAGCCGACGGCCAGCGCCATCAGCGTCCGCATCTTGACCTCGGCGTTGACCTGCTGCGCCTCCGGACCCACCGGATCCCCGTAGACGGTGACGCGGTTCGTGGAGGTCACGGGCTTGTCGGCGGGGATGACGCCGAGGCGGGCCCAGTTGGACAGGCCGCCGCCCGCGTGCTGCATGACGTAGATCGCGCCCTGGTAAAAGATGAGCGCCAGGTTGCCCCACCCGAACGCCCACGGGACGTTGTTCGGATACTCCGCCCACTGGAGGAAGGGGGCCTTGGCGCCGGGCTGCGGCTGGAGGGTGCAGGCGGTTACCTGGAGGCTGGCGGGGATTGCCACGCCGGCCACAGTCGCCATCGAAACGAAGTCAATCGCAATCGGCGGAACCCCGGGGTCCGCGGGGTTGAAGAAGGACATGAACTCGTTTTCCTCGTTCGCCACCTGGGACGGCGAGGCCATGATGTCCACTTCTACCACGTCATCGGCAGGGTTGATGCCGGACGTAAAGGACCACTTGGAGGCGCGAGCTACGCTGTCCGGGAAGTTGATGGAGTGGATCCAGTCCGGATCGAACTGCCGCGGCTTCGGCAGCAACCACTGGCTGTCAGGCGGGTTCCAGAAGAAGTCAGAGGGCCGCAGGAACGGCGTGCCGTCCCCCGCCTTGCGCGAGGCGAGTTGATCGCCCCTGATTTCCCAATCGAGGCCCGGCTCCTCCGGCCACGAGTAGCCCTCGGGGTCGAACTCGATCCGGTAGGTCTCAGCCATCGACCCACGCCCGGCGCGCCGCACGGAGCAGCGAGGACCCGTCCAGGAACTCCGACGCGGCCGCGTTCCCGCCGATCCTTGACCCCGCCGCCTTCGCTCCCAGGTCCCCCAGCCGTGCCGCCGTCGTCTGCTGCGCCCGCGTATTCTCCTCCACCGCCTTGATCAACCGGTCCATCTCCGACTGCTCTTTGTTCGCGCCCTCCCCCAGGAGTGATCCCGCGCCCACTCCGGCGCCAATCACGCCACCCGCCACCGCGCCCCACGGCCCCGCGAGGGAGCCAACCGCGGCCCCGGTCCCCGCCGCGCCGAGAATGGTCCCCGCACCGTGATACCACGGCTTCGCGGCGTGGCCTTCCGGCAGGGATGAGCCAGCCCACTCCAGCCCACCGCCGGCAAGCGCGGCTCCCAGCCCGATCCCGCCGCCGCTCCGTGCTGCCCGGCCGAGGAAGGCGGCACCTTTCGAGCCGCGCAGGCCGGCCAGCAGACCTGCGCTACCGGCCGCGCCAGCGCCCGTAGTGGCCGCGGAGGCCCCTCCCAGGCGCGCGACCGCCATGTGCGCCGGCAGTCCGCCCACGGTCCCCACCGCGGCGCCCGCCGTGCCCGCGGAGCCGGCCAGCTTCAGGTAGGCCCCCGCCAAGCCCAGAACTTCTTTCGCCAGCACGCCCGTCCGCACGATGGCGATGCCGACCTTGACGGCGTAGACGGCCATCGCAATCGCCGCCGCCGCCATCGCCACGCCCAGCGCCGCCGCGAGCCCCGGCACCGCCCGGACCGCGTTGGCAAACCCGCCCAGCATCCTTGCCGCGAACCCCACCGGCCCGACGAACGGAGCGCCCATCGCCGCCGAGAACTGGAAGGCCGCATCCCGCAGGTTCGCGAGGGAGCCGGTGAGGGTCTGCGCCTGGTGGGCCATCGCGTTGCCGAAGTCTTTGTTCGCGCCCTCCACGAGGGCGTTGATGACCTGCTCCGCGTCAAGGCGCTGTTCGCCGATCCTTGCCATCTGGTCGGCGGTCAGGCCGAGTTCGCGCTGAAGAATCCGCGTGGCAGGGATCCCGCGCTCGGATAGCTGGAGGAGTTCGTCGCCCTGCAAGCGGCCCTTCGTCTGGATCTGGCCGATGGCGCGCAGCGCGCCGACGAACTCCTCTGTCGAGCCGCCCGCGGCCGCGGTCGCATTCCCGATCCCCTTCAGGATCGGCAGGAGCTTCTCGGACGCCACGCCGTAGGCGAGGAGCTGCTGGGACGCCTTGGCGGTATCGGCGAAATCGAAGGGGGTCGTGGCGCTGAAGTCCTGGATCTGCCCGAGGAGCGTGCGGGCCTTCTCGGCGGTCCCCAGCGTGCTCTCCAGCCCCGCCTGGACCCGCTCCACCTCGCCCGCCGCCGCGGTGGCCTTCACCACGCCGGCCGCGAGGGCCGAGGCGGCGCCGGTCGCGGCTGAAAACCTGCCGAGGCGGTCCAGGTTGGCGGAGAGCGCCGCAGCGCCCTTGGCGTTGGCCGCCATCTCCGCCCGGACGCCGGAGGCGCCCTTGGAGACGAAGATGGTCTCGATGACATCGCGGATCGTCATTTCACCCTTTAGGCGCGGGAAGGGCGGAACCGTATCACGGATTTCGCGTTAGGAGGAGATGGGGACCACGGGAGGCGAACAGTCCGGTCTAAGCCGGTTGCTTGCCGGCCCCGAGAAAACTATGAGATACACGCTACTGCTCGCCGCCCTACTGCTCCCGGTCTCCGTGGCCGCACAGCCACAGGATCCGGTTTTGGAGCGGTGGGTGGCGATCTATGACCGGGAAGGGAAGCAGGTCGGGGTTCCGTTCCGCGTTCTGGTGAACGCCAGGACGGGGCAGACGGTGCCGACCTGGAAGCCGGGGATGGTGGGGCCGGACGGGAAGGCGGTTGCCAGCCGGGGGGCTATGCCGCGGCTGGGAGCGCCGACTGTACCGCAGGCGCCGGTGGCCGCGCGGCGATCGCCGGTTGCGGGCGGAGATGGCGGGCTTGTTGCTCCTGGGTCCGAGTCCCCGCTGCTGCCGACCGCGGTGAAGATCAATCCGGGGATCATTACTTCGGGGAGCGGGAGGGCGGTGCCGCGGCGGTAGCCCTCACCCTCCCGCTCCGTCCAACTTCGCTCGCGCCGTGGCCCGTCTCCGCTTCACGGTCGCCACGGCCAGGCGCAGCGCGAACCCGATCTCCTCCGTCGTCAGCCCCCACGCGGAGAGGACCAGGGCGGCCCATTCCTCCGTCGTCAGCCCCGCCCGCCGCGCGTGGTCGGAAAGCACCAGGCGCTCCCTGGTCTCCGCAAACGGATCCCCGGCCGCGGGAAGCGCCTCGGAAAGCGGCAGTTCCCGCCGCCGGTGCCACCTGAGCCGCGTCTCCGCCACCACCGGATACTCATCCGTTGCGCTCACACCTGATCCCAGATCCCTAGGTGCCGGGCGGCCCGGTAGCCTGCAAGAGCTGCATCGACTCCAGCGTCATCGCCTTCAAGCCAGGCGGGCAGTCCTCCAAGTCGCCGTAAGCAGAAAGCCAGGCGCTCAAGGTCTCGGAAACCTGAACGAAAGGGTTCTCGGGTTCCTCCTCTTGCTGCTTCGGGTTCGCCAGCTCCAGCGCCCGTCCGACGATCTCCCCGATCCGCTCCTCGCCGAGTTCATCCGCCACCAGGCGGTAATGCTTCTCGGGAAAGCACGGCATCGCTTCCCGCTCCGGCCCCTGCCGGCAGACCAGGCACGCCTGGAGGGCGGCGAACTCCATCCCGAGGGCCTGCTGCTGGAGTTCGCGCGCCGATGGATTGTCGGAGACCTTGATCGTGCCGGCGATGTTCGCGGTCTGCTTCAGCCACTTCGCGCGCAGCCCGAGCGAGAACGGATGGATCCAGATCGGCGCCTCGACGCCGGGGATCCAGTATTCTTCCGGCGGCAGCATCGCGCGCCCGCGGAGCGAGTCCAGGGTGACGCCGGGGCCCGTGTAGGGCAGGGCCTCCTCGCCCTCTCCCCCCAGGCCCACAGGCGCCCACCTGGCGATGTCGGGCAGGTCGTCCGGATCCTTGCTCCTGCCGGAACGGCGGAGCTCCGCCAGCTGCGCCTCGACCTGCTCCGCGGTCAGTTTCACCCGTCGTTTGGTTCTCATCAGTCGAGCTGGGTCCCGTTCACCGTGGGCGGGTCACCGTCCGACTTCTCGAAGGAGATCGTGAACTCGTTCGGCTCGTTGTAGTCGTTCGTCCGCCGGATCCGGGTGATCGCCGCCCCGGTGTCCTCCAGGTAGGGGTCCGCGTCGTCTGCGTCGACGTAGAGCACCAGGGTTGCCTCCGCCCCCAGCGCCGTCTCTGCGGAGACATTGGAGGTCGCGATGAAGGTCCCGGTGCCTTCATACGCCAGCTCTCCGCCGATGGTGGAGCGCCACTTCTGGCCGCCGCCGCGGTCGTTCAGGCGGTCGGACATCCATTCCACTTCCCAGCGCCGGAACTTGCCGGCCACCAGCACGCCGCCGATGGCAATCGACCCGTCGGCCCCGGTTGCCCCGTGTTCAAACTCAGCCATTGTTCTTCTCCTACAGGGCCGGCGTCCGGAGGGATGGCGCTTCGATAGCGAAGACGCCTTCCGTCGCCGCGGTCGTGACTGCCCAACCCGTTGTCCTGACCGACCGGACGCCGGTGTCCGAGCCGTTCAGGCTGATGGCCTTGGTCCCCAGTGCCGCCGGCGCGGTCCAACTGGATTGCGCCTGGGTCTGGTTCGTGCCGTCCTCACTGACGTATGAAATGGTCACCGTCAGGTTGCTGCCGATGGGGGTGAGGGCGACAAGTTGAATGGCCGGCTCCGCGAACCGGAGGTAGTCGGCGTCGACGATGCTCTCCACCACGAGCGTGTTGGTCGCCGTAACCCGCGCGATCCCCAGTGGGGGCTGCGGAACGCCGAGGTGTCGGGCGGAGGAGGTGCCGTTCAGGACGGCGGTGGGCACGATCCGGATGCAGGTGCCGATGGGGAGCGTGTTGACGGTGGAGGCGGTCCGTGCGATCCGGATGTAGTAGAGCGGCGCCACATCCGCGAACGCCGTCCCGCCGCCGTCCTTATAGGCCCGCTCCCAGTCGCTCGGCGGGGTGAACTTGATCGTGTCGTTCTTCGTCAGCCCCGTCGAGTTGTCCGTAACCGTCAGGGTCGCCCAGGCGTTGCCGTTCCAATACTGGAAGCTGGGCGCGATGGTGACGTTCGCCAGCTGGGAGAGCGCGATGACGACCTGGCCGAACTTGTAGCGGCTCCCGATGTAGACGGCATGGTTGTTCGACGCCACCAGCGTCACGTCGCCCGTGGCCGAAGAGGCTGCGTCCGTCGTCTCCTCGCTCAAGGACCCATCCGCGCCCTGGTACACCCTGTCCGCGCTGCGGGTGGTGTAGGACGGGGCGAAGACGTTCAGCACGTCGCCCGACGTCGTAAAGGCCGCCTCGCCCCGCACGGCGCGGAACAGTTCCGCGAAGAGAGGGTGAACGGCAGCGGACTTGGCCGCCAGGTAGGCGTTGAACGAGTCGTAGGACCCGCCCGCAGGACCTGTCACAAGCGTATTCAGATCCGACGCCCACTGCCGCAGGGTGGTTCGGCTCACCAGGGCGTTGACCGCGGTGCGGTGGTTGGTGGGGAGGGATTGCTCGTCCACGCCGAGGGCGGCCGACATCAGAGCGGCCTCCAGCACCTGGTCCCCCGCGCCGTCCACCTGGATCGCCATGCTGGTCAGCGTGGCGCCGAGGGCTTCCGAGAGGAGCCCGTTCAGGCCAAGCTGAAGGATCGCCGCCGTGCGGTCCGTCAGGGCCTCTATCAGTGTCTTGGTTGGCGCGCCCATGTCAGTCGCTCCCTCCTGCCCGTAGTGCTTCTTCCTGTGCCTGGTGGCGCAGGCGGAGGATCGCGGGCCGCGCGAGTTCCGCCGCTTCCCGCTGCCAGTCCACCTTCTGCTGCGGCGGAATGGGGGACATCTTGCGGCGACGGGCCGCGTAGGGAGTGCGGTTGCGGAGGGCGATGTTCAGCCCGTCCCGCGTCCCGCGCTCGTTCACCAGCAGCCGCCCCGTCCGCCGCCACTTCTTCCGCCCGCTCCGGCTTCGCTTCTCCGGCACGTCGTAAATCTTCCGCGTCAGCACGCCCCGGCTAGTGATTTCCAGCAGCCGCGCGCCCGACGTGGCCGCCTGCTCCTGCGCCGGCAGGTAGGCGTCCGCGCGGGCCCGGTAGCGCCCGGCGATCTTGTCCGCGGTATGGTAAATGCCTGCCATCGTTACACCGGTAGATCCAGCCCGCTCCGCACCTTGTCCACGCCCCCGGAGATCAGGAGCGCGTAGCGGTTCGCCGCGCGCACGTAGTCCAGCCGCAGCATGGACATCTCCTCTCCGCTCATCCGCAGCGGGGCGTGCGTGCCCGTCGCCGCCTGGGTCTGCGGACGGAACAGGTAGCGCGCGAACAGCGTGTAGCAGACCCCCGTTTGCGCGAGGATGGACTTGCGGGCGGATAGGTCCTCGCTGTCAAACGTCGTTTCCCCTACCAGCACGGCGAACTCGGCTTCCGCAAGCGGCATGAACTCGTCCAGGATCGCATCCAGGTCGGCTTCGCCCAGCTTCTCCACCGCCGCGCGCAGGCCGCCGACCAGGCGGACGAAGGCTGCGGTTGGTCGCTCGTAGGCCATTACGAGATGATCCTCAGGTCCACGTAGCCGCGCGGCCACGTCTCGGTAATGCCTGCCTCGTGGACCGCCCGCGCCTGAAGCCAGTAATTCCCCGGCAGGTCCGTGTCGCCGTCCTGCCACTCATACCGGAAGTGCCACGAGGTGGCGTCCTCCAGCACGGCCGCCGCGCGATACTGCACCGCCCCGTTCCTCTGCCACCACTTGATGAGGCCAGAGGCCACGCCGGACAGGCTCACGTAGTCGCCCGCCTCGTCCAATGGCCGCAGGATCAGCACCGGCCGCCGGTCGCCGGAGGTGATCTCAAACTTGCCCCAGAACGGCCCCCGCGGCGGCAGGTTAACGGCGGTGGAGGGGTTGCCGTCCTCAAAGAGCGCGATGTCGGTCGCCGCCTGCATCGCGAGTTGCTGCTGCCGGAGCCCGTAGGGGTGGAAGCCGTCCGGGCTCTGGCGGGTAGGAACGCCGGCCCCGAGCTGCGAGTTCAGCCCCGCCTGCCCCTCCGCGCCGAGGTCAACCAGTAGCGAGTTGTCGTCATCGAACCGGGAGAAGCCGGCGGTGATTGCCGCGAGTTTGCGCTGGGAGAATGGGATCGTGGCCACGATCAGCGCAAGCGGTGCCGCCTCCCGCAGGGCCGCGAGCGCTGCCGCCACGCGCGTCGTCAGCGTGGCGTCCACCTGCGCATTGTCGTTCGCCCCCAGCTCCAGCACGATGTAGTCGGGCGCAGGATCCAGCAGACCGTCAACGAGGCGCGAGTTGCTGGCGTCGTACTTGTCCCACGAGGAATTGGTCGCGTCGTCCGGCTTGTGGAGTTCCGGCATCCCGCCGAGGCCGTCCGCCATGAAGCCGAGGTTAGACGTGCCCACGAGCCCCACTTCGGCGCCCAGCGCTTCCCCCAGCCCCACCGCGAAGGAGAGGGTGGCGTCGTGGGAGGATGCGCCGACGGTCTTGAAGCCGGACCCGATGCTATCGACATACACCAGCATCCGCTTCGGCTTCGGCGTCACCGCAAGGAGCGCTTCCCCGTCATCCAGCACGATCCCCGTGACCCGCACCATCGTCACCGGCGTTACCCAGTCCGTGCCGCCGATCTGGTTGAACTTCACCCACACCTCGGTCTCGTGGGTGGTGTCCGTCAGGCCGGTGGCGATGGCGAGGGACGTTTGACCCGCAATCGTCACGTCAGCCCACGCGGCGTTGTCGGTGGAGTAGGTCAGGATCGGGCCGGAGGAGGCTCCGTCCAGCGTGAGGGCCAGCGAGGTTCCGGTCCACCGGATCTTGACGTACGCGCCCAACTGCGCGGTGTGGCGATACGTGCTGCCGCTCAGGCGCCAGTTGTAGGGCGACCAGAACGGAAGGGCGTTATCGACGTTGAAGGTTTCGGCCATCAGTCAGGCTCCCACCCGTCGCCGCCGTTGTAGAGGTTCGCGACTTCGCCATCGAGGAGGGAGCGGTTCCACCAGCCGCAGGCGTCGATTGCGCCGCCGAACGGACTGGATGTAGTGCCGGTATTGGTCCGGCGGATCCCGAGGTAAAGGCGCTGCCCGGCCACCGTGTTAACGTCGCCCGTTTTAGCGGTGGTGGTGGGCACTTCGCTGTTGACCTGAACCTTCATCAGGTCCGCGGCCGCATCGAGGCGACAAACCAGGAAGTGCCACGCGCCCGCCGTCACCCCGCCGAGTTCGGAACTGACCTGCGCCACCGAGGTGTCGGCCTTGACGGTGGTGAACCGCGCCCGGCCGGTTGTCAGAACGTCAATCAATACCGGCAGGTCGGAGTTGGCGGCGGTGGTATCGGCGCAGATGGAAAAGAGGGTTAGAAGGGCCGCGAGGGAGGCGGGGTTAAACCAGCAGGCGAAGGTGAATGAGCCGTTCGCGCCGATGTTGAAATCGGAGTTGAAGTCCTGCCGCAGGTATTGGCTGGAGGCCGCCACGAGGGCGAGCGCGTTCCCGATCTTGCCGCTCTGGTTGCCCGGCGTGTTGAAGGGCGTGAAGTCGTTCCCGTTGCCACTGCTGTCCACCCGCGTCAACGTCGCCTCGTCCAGCTTCCAGAAGCCCATGAGGCCCGTCAGCAGGCTGGAGGCGGCGCCCGTGCCGACCTCCACGCGGTTGCGTGACAGCCCAATCTCTACGCCTGCGCTAGCCACGGCAGGGCGCCTCAGCCTTTACGTGAAGGGCCATTCGCTTGCCGCCGTTCCTGCCGCCAGTTGCGCCCGCTCGTCGCTCGTCAGCAGGCGGTCCCAATACCCGATTGCATCCAGCATCCCGTTGAAGGGGAAGAGCGTGTTAATCGAACCGATCCAGACCGCCAGGTTGGCGTCGTAAACGCCGAGCGTGTGGGCCGATGGCGTTTGCGCGACATTGTTGATCCACATGTTGATCGTGTTCGCGACGGCATCATGGTTGACGATCAGGTGCTGCCAGGTGTTGGTCGTCATGGCCCCGGCCGTGATCAGGGCGGAGGTCGTCAAGTCCGTTCCGTGGACCCGCCACCGCCAGCCGGCCACACCGGCCCCGAACAGGGCAAAGACGCGCGGATTGCCTCCGTCCGCATCCTCCCCGAAGACGCCCATCGTGCCGACAGTGGCAGGCTTCGCCCACGCGGAAACGGTGAACGAGTACTCCGCGCCACCGCCGAAGTCGGCATGTGCCGGGACGGTGAGGCGCTGCGAACTGGCCGCCACGAGGTTAACGCCGTTGCCGATCTGGCCCGCTGCCACGGTTGGCGTGTTGACGCCCGTGCCCGTATGGCCGTTGCCGGTGGCATCCGCCCATCCGGTCGTCTCGAACGTCCAGAACGCCTTACAGCCCGCCTGAAGCGTCGGCGGGGCCGCTTCTCCCGCCGCCCGGCCGCGCGTCAAGCCGATGCCTATTCCCAGGCTAGCCACAGCAGGGCGCCCCCGCACGCGAGGCGAACAGGGCCGGTATGCCACTCCTGCCGCGCGTCGTCATCTGGCTCGGCGCCGCCCTGGTCGCCCTGTCGCTCGTCCTCGGATCGCTCTTGGCCGCGGCGTGGGAGCGGTATCCGGTGGTGGGGGCGATTGTGCTGGCGCCGTTCGTGACGTTCATGGCCGTGTCCATCATCTGCTGCTTCCGGAAGCCGCCTGAAGAGTAGGCCACTATCGGAGCCCAATAATCAAAGTCGCCGTGGTGTTTGTGCTCATCACCTTCGAGCACGCAATCGGCAGCAGCGTCCCCGCCGCCACCTCGGTAATCGTCACCGCATCCGCGTCATCGGCCGCGATGACCGCCACGTTGCCCGCCCCGCCTACCCAGAGGGCACGCAGGGGCGGGTCGTAGGTGGTCACGTCGCTTTTGGTGACGGCAACCAGTTTGCGCGCCGGATCGGACCCAGTAGCGGCGAGCCCGCCGGACCACCGCGCCTCTCCCCTGCCGCCGGGAGCGTATTCAAGTGCCATAGATCAGCGCCCCCTCCGCCCGGTCGCCAGGGCGAACATGGTCGGAATGTCCGTCTCCCCGCTCGTCTCCAGGTAGCCCGCCAGCTCCGCCTCCGCCAGCGCACGCAGGGCAGCCGCCAGTGCGGCAGCATCCCACGCCGCGTACTTCTTCCGGTGCGTCACCGTCTGCGAATGGACGTCGCCCTGGCTCTCCGAGAGTTCCTGAAGGGGTCGCCAGGACCCGGCGAGGAACGCGGCCGTCATGTAGGCGGTCGCCGCCTTCAGCCGGATCTCTTCCGCCCCGGTCCGTCCGGCCCAGAGCGGATCCCGCTGCTTGATCTCCCGCTCCGCGGCCCCGAGGAACGTGGAGAGGATGATCGTGGCGTCGGGCAGGTCGGCGTCAGTGAGGGCGACATCCAGGGCCTTGCGCGCCAGGTCGTACTCCGCCGCGTTTTCCAGGATGTCGCCCACGCTGCGCGCCTACTTCACTTCCACGAGCCGCTTCGCCGCGATCGCGCCCAGCACGCCCGGCGTCCGCGCTACCGTGAACTCGCCCGGCCCGGAGACGAACACCTCGCCTTCCGGGTGGTCTTCATCGACCTCCCAGAACGCTACCGGCATCCCGCCGTCCGGTGCCACCTTGAGGCCGGACTTGACGCGCATGTGCTCGGCCGGTTCCGCCTTCTTGGCGGCCGGCTTCGCCGTTTCGGGTTCCTCGTCGTTACGTCGCATCTCCGAATGTCTCCCTAGTTGGCCGGCAGGCCGGTCTCGATGGCATCCTTCAGGTAGTTGGACCAGAGGTCCGTCGCATCGCCGGTGACGCCGCCGGCCGGGTCGAAGTCCGCGGCGGCGATGTCGAAGGCGTTGTTGAGGATGATGTTGTGGCCGGCCGAGGCGTCCCCGCCGTCCGTATTGAGGACGCCGGTGGTGGTACTCGTGAACGTGTTGCCGATCCACCGGAACCGCTGCATAGCGAACACGGCGTTGTTCGCGTTCTGGTAGAAGCGGTTGTTGAGGATCTCCCACTCCTGCACGATGGCGATGCCCGCGCCGGCCGTCGACTTGAGCGCCTGCCCGGTCGCGGAGGCGAAGGAGCAGTTCTCGATCCGCACGTTGTAGCACCCGCCCGACTGCTCGATGTGCGTCTGCCCCGACGCGAACCGGCAGCCGTAGAAGTGCGCGTGCGAGGCGTCCCGCTCCGCGTTCGCCGCCCCACCGTCACGGAACAGCAGGACGCACGCGGCATCCGTGGGCCCCGCGAACAGGATGTTCACGAACCGCCAGCCCTGCTGGAGGACCTTACAGAGCGGCGTCGTTGCCGCGGCGGAGACCGGGGTCGTCCAGGTGTTCGTCCCGTGCCCGCCCGTCGGGGCCGGCTCCGCATCCGCGTGGCGCGGCCGGTTGCCGGCGCCGATGATCGTGACGTCGAACACCTGCACCGGCGTCGTGATCTGCTCGCGGATCTTGCCGCGGAAGTAGACGGTATCGCCCGAGTTCAGGAGCGCGAACGCCTGCGCCATCGTGGCCTTCGCCGTGGCCCAGGACAGGCCGTTGTAGGATGAACTGCCGGCATCGGGATCCACGTAGTACGTGGTCCCGTTGCCGGACAGGTCGATGAAGGAGGCGCCGGGAGCCACCACCAGGCCCCCGGCGACACGGACGTTATCGAAGTTCGTATCTGGCATCTTACGCCTCCGCTACGAGGTCACGACGAGGATCTTGACGGCGTTGGCGTCGATGGTCTCGTAGCCTTCCGTCTCGGTCGCCGTCAGAACCTCGACCTGCCGGGTAATCCAGCGGTCCATTTCCATGATCTCGGAGCCCGTCTCCACCACCCGCCCGATGGCGAAGCGGCGGTCGTAGCCGATGATCTTGCCGGTAGGCGCGTCCGAGGTGATGCCCCACCGCACGCCGTCCGCGAACGTCTGGTTGATCGGCGTGAAGCCGCCCAGGTCCGGGCGCTGGTTCAGCGGCCAGTTCGCGCTGCCGATGTTCAGCAGGAGCAGCTGGAGCACCATCGCCTCCGGCGCCAGCGCGTGCGTCAGCATGTAGGGGTTCTGGAACTTGGCCTTGAACGACAGCCAGCCCTTGAGGGTCAGCGTGCCGGCCACCGCCGCACTGTCCAGCGTGGTCAGGTTGTAGGAAGTGGCGGCGGTCCCGCTGTTCCCATCGCCGTTCACCATCACGTCGATGACGGTGGCCACCTTGTCGATCACCGCCTGGATCGCTTCCATCTGGAGGAAGCGCGCGAACTGATCGATCCGCACCCGCCGCATACTCTCGTAGGAGGCCTCGAGCGCGATCCCGTACTTGTAGAGCGGGATGTCGTGCTGACCCGTGAGGATCTTCGAGCGCGGGATGTCGGCCGCTTCCGCGACCCGCTTCTTGCGCGTGTCGGTCGCGGAGCGCGTCAGGTAGAGGGAGCGCGCCCGGTCGGAGCCGACGAAGCGCGTCCCGGCAATCGTCTCCTCGAGGGGGATCGCGGGTTCCGTGCGGTCATCGACCCGCGGCTCCTGCAGGTCGTCGTAGGGGTTCAGCACGCTGCCGCCGGCCGCATCGCTGGACAGGTAGACCGCGCGCGCGTGGTGGCGTGCCCGCTCCGCCGTGCGGCGCACCCACTCCGGGAACAGGGCGCGCTTCTGTGGCGCCTTCTCCCACTCCGACATCTCCGACGCCTGGTAGGAGCCCGTCGGGTGGGTGCGGGTGACGATGCCGGAGACGGCCAGCAGCCGCTCGTAGCCGTCCAGCCCTTCGCGCTTGTCGGCCTCGGTCATCTCGCGAGCCAGGAAGGCGGTGAGGCTCATCCCCCGCTGCGCTGCCTCGGCGTAGACGCCGAGGCTCATCCGCTCGAACATGTCACGGGGGGAGAGCCGCTGCCGATCCCCCGCCGGTGCGGTCGCTGTGTTGCTCATGGTGTTCTCTCCTCCCGTCCCTACAGCAGGATCCAGGGGTTCGTCGCGTCGTCATCGAGGATCGTCCCGCGCATCACCCCGAGTTCCGCGGCGGTGGCGGTCGCGACTTCCCGCACGTAGCCCTCGGCGGCGCTCAGCAGGTCGCCCACAATCGCCTTCCCGCGGGTCAGGGAGGCCCCAGTGCCGCCCGGGAGCGTCATGAAACCGCGCACCTGCACGGTCGCCTTCAGGTCCTTTTCGACCTTGATCAGCTTGCCGAGCACGCACTCCCCGTCCGCGACGGTGGAGATCGTCTTGTCGGCCGAGAGGGTGACCGCCAGGCCGACCTGGGCCGAGCCGCCTTCCTCGTCCGCATCGTAGGTGATCGCGCTGTTATCGATGATGAAGGTCGCGTAGTCCTCTTGCCCCGCGATCCCCTCGAAATCCACTGTGTTGCGCGGATTTGCCATCTGTGTGTCTCCTTGTGAGGGGATCGCCCTCTACGCCCGATGTGCCGCCGCCGGCAGTTCGGAACTGCGTTCCGCCGGTGCCCGTTCGCCCGGCCCGTCCTGTGTCCGCCGCCCGCCCGCGAAGATCGCATCGCCCGTCGCGTTCCACACGTCCCGCATCTCGCGGACGGTATCGAGCGGCAGGCTGCCCAACGCCTTCTGCTGCGCCTCGCGGTTGAACTTGTCGCCCAGCGCCCGCACCCCCGCCGCCAGGGCTTCGTCCAGGGTGGCGGTGCGGTAGGCGCGGCCGTCCTCCGCCAGTGGCGAGAGCGTCTCCACCTCGCCTGCCAGCCGAGTCCGGTCGGAAATCAGCCACTCCAGCGGGTCGCTCGCGTCCTGCGGCAAGCCGGACACCTGCCGGAGCCGCGTATCGAGCGCCCGGAAGCGCGCTTCAAACGTGTTCGGGTCCGGCGCGGCACGGTTCTCTGTGGCCGGCGTCCCGTTGGTCGTCTCGTCAGGCATCCTGTTCTCCTCGGCGCCGTTCGCGCCAGCCAACGGGCGCAGGTCGGCGCCCTGAACCATCACGCGCTTCTCGGGCAGCTCCAGCCGGTAGCGGACCTGGACCAGGTCCCGCTCCTGGCCGCACAGCGCCCCATCGGCGGCCATGCTCCGCGCCTTGCTGATCATCGCGCCCGGCGTGGCGCCGTCGTACACGCCGCTGAACTCCGCCAGGCGGGCGTCTTCAATCACCGCCCGCGCCTTCTGCGCCTCGCCCTTCCTGGTCCCCGCCTCGTCCATCGGCGTGTAGGTCATCCCGAGGATGTGCGGGCAGCCCTCGGGGCCGAACCACTGCGCCATGTCGCGCTGGCAGAGCGTGCAGCGCCACGTTCCGCCGTAGAAGCCGATGGAGAGGTCGCGGACAATGCCGGCGCGCAGCTTGGCGATGTAGTCCCGGCTCTCCGGGACGGGGATGAGGTAGAAGTCCGACTCCACCCGCGCCACGCCGTTGCCGCCGCCGGCGATGAAGCGCCCCCCGATGGAGTGCCCTTCCGGGTCGCGGCCGGTGTCGTGGTTGCGGAGGAAAGCGACGCCGGACTCAGCGTCGGTGGCGTAGTTCTTCAGGCTGCTGGGGTGCATGGACGTGTCCCAGGCATCCCAGCGCGTGGAGGAAATCTCGCCGTGGAAAAAGACCGGGGCGAACTCGCTGAACACTTCCGGGTCCGGCGCGTTCCGGCGCGCAGCCGCCAGCAGCTCGTCGCTGGAGGCCTGCGGCGCGGCGCGGACCGCCATGACGCGGGAGTATTGGAGGGCTTCGCGCTCGTCAGCCACCGTGCCGCCTCCGGTCGTCATGGGCGTGTCGCACCCGCACGTCCCGCACGAACGCCCGCTCTGCTCCCGCCTCCAGCCACTTCACGAACACCGGGCACGCAGGATCGTGCTCCCTCGGCTCCGCGTGGCGATGGCAGGTGCAGACCTGTTCGGTTGTCGCTTGCTCGGCCATAATGCAAAAAAGCGCCTCGACGCCACGGGTTACCGTGGGCCAAGGCGCTCAAGGGCGCTCTGCGTGTTATTCGGTTGGAATGATTGCTCTAGGAACGCTCACGCGCCCCGTTGCCATTATACCCATCTAGGGAGCGGAGGTCAACTCGCTCCGGATTTTGCCCCGGGCGCTTGGTTTCCACCACTCCATCAGGGTGGTAGCGGAAGACGACGCGATCCGAGCCGCGGGCGTGAACGCGCAGGAAGCCGTCAGGGTCCTGGGTGACCCGGCCTGGTTCGCCCCGCCGCTCGCTCATCCGTGCGCTCCGTTCCCCGACATCACCCACCCCAGCGGCGGCAGGGACAGGCCGGCGATCCGCACACGCGCCCCGCCGGAGTAGGGCGACCACTGCGCCGCGTTCTCCAGGCAGTCCTCGCAGTGGTCCGACGCCCCCAGCCGCCACGTCGCCGTCACGCCGTCCGGTCCTTTTTGCAGGTCCCACCAGCAGGCGCACCGTGTGAGGCAGCGCGTGTTGCCATCTCCCGGATGCGCCGGCAGCGTGATCCCCCAGGACGCGGCGCGTGCCTTCTCGTAGGACTGGCGGGAGGCGTCCGTGTACATCCCGAGACGGCCGGCGATCTGCGCCTCGGTCAGCGTGCCGCCCGCGATCTCGTTGGCGAACTCGCGCAGGAAGCCGTACTGCGCGCGCAGGGTGTTGCCGACGCGGCCCCAGTCGGCGGCGGTCATCATGTTGCGGCCGCCGCGGCCGAGGAGCGCCTGGGCGAGGTGGGTTTCTTTGGTGAGGGCGCGCGCCTGCTGCTCCCAGCCCTTCAGCGTCAGGTCGCCCGACGCCAGCCGAGACGCCAGCCCCGTGGCCTTCTCGCGCTGGGCCACGGCCCACCGGTCCCGCAGCCCCTTGGCGGCCTCTTGCGAGAGGTAGCGGCCGGTGTCGGTCGACTTGTAGCGATTGCTCGCCTTTTCGTAGACCCAGGCCATGCTAGACCACCTCCGCCGACAGCAGCCCCGCGTAGTTCGGCAGCGCGAGGTCAAAGGCAGCCTCGGCGCTGTCGACCTCCGCATCGGAAACCGTCACCTCGCTGGGCACCGCGCCGAGGTCGGTTCCACTCGGTTCCACGCCGCGCACATACTGGATGCAAGCGCGCATACTCCCCGGGTCCGGGTTGTCGTCCATCGGGTCGGCGCCACCGGCCGGATCTGCGGCCTGGACCACCCGGGGCGCCGGCTGGTCCGCCTTGTCCAGGCCCAGCGCCATCTTCGCTTGCCCGTCCTGGTCCACGAGGCCGTTGTCGTAAGCGGCCCGCGCGTTCTTCAGGTTCATCGCCGTCACCTGGGCGTCACGGAGCAGCTCCGAAGCGCGCAGCTCGGCGAACCGGAACCGGACGGTGGACTGGTAGCCCTGGACGCGCAGCGCGATGGTCAGCAGGTGCTCAAGCAGGCTCTCCCCGAGGTGCTGGATCGCCTTGATCCCCGCAACGTGCGTCTCCCATTGGCGGTTTGCCTGCGCCTCGTTCGTGGTCTGATCCAACCCGAAGAGGAGCGGGTTCGTCTTCAGCGCCCGGACCACCTGGCGCTCCAATGCGCGCAACAGCCCATCCACCGCCCCCAGGCTGGAGGAGTCCACGGTCCCCACCGGCCGGTTCACCTGCACCGTATCGAGGTGGATGTACGCGTCATCCGGCTGGAGGGCATCATAAGCGGTCTGGACGTCCGCGATCGCCGCGTCCACCCACCGCTTCAGTTCCACCGGATCCGCGAGCGCTTCGCCGGGGATGATCTTCTGGAGCACGTCGGAGAGGATCGAGACATCGAGCCGTGGGTAGCCCTGCTGGCTCACGACGCGCCGCAGGTCGTGCATCAGGCCGAGCGCGAAGATCGCGGTAAAGAGGGCAGGCGCGGCCAGCGAGCGCCCGAACGGCGAACCTGGCACCGGGTCCACGGGCAAGTAGCGCACCGTCTCCACGTCGAGATACTCCCGCTTGCCGCCCCTCCAGTAGAAGGGCACGTACACCTCGCCCAGCGTCGGGTCCTTGCGGTGCTCGAACTGGACCCACTTCGGATCCGGCGTGGCAATGTCCAGGGGGAGACGGCCGGACTGATCCAGCACCAGTTCCCCGAGGAAGGCGCCCCGCATGAACGCCGCGATGAACAGGCGGTTGATGACAATATCCAGCGAGCCGTGCCGCGCCTTCAGGGAGGCGAGGAAGCCATCTAGCGCCGCCTGGGCGCGCGTGTCGATGCTCTCCGCAGGGCCGGGGGCCAGCGCGTCTGCTTCGAAGCCTGGGTTACAGAACCGCAGGAAATCCCACAGGGCACGGGAGATGTCCGGCGAGACGTTGACCAGCAACTCCAGGAGCCGCGTCGGCGTCTCCCTGCTCAGCGTCTCCCCGTCCAGCTCAAGCCCGCGCCAATCGCTCTCGGCATCCGGCGGCGCGAGGATGGACATCCCGGCGCCAAAGAGCGTCGAGGGCGTGTCGGAAGTCTTACGGGCGCGCTTGCTGGCCAGGGCCGACATCACCGCGCGCTGCATTGCCGGCGAGGGCTTCTCCGGTTCGGGCTTCCTCAACTGTAGGGGCCATTTCATCGCTTCGGCCTCCAGCCGGTTCCGGCCGCCTGCGCGATCAGGCCGCGGATCGGGTTCTCGTCAGTGGGCAGCAGCAGGCGCGTGGCAATCCACACCAGCGCGTCCATCCGGTTAGGGGAAGGCATCCCCGGGCGGTACGTGCAGAGCTCGCGCTCCAGCAGCCCGAAGTGCCCGACGTGGAACATGCGCCCGTCGGCGTAGAGCTTCTGCACCGGCTCCGCCCGCGTGATCTTGCCGCGGCTCGCGTGCACCAGTTCCACCGGCGGCGCCCCTCTCACCGTGCCAATCGTCAGAGCCACCATCTCGCCGCCGTTGTTCCTCTCCGCTACCAGCACATCCGCCCCATGCTTCCGGTAAGCCGCAACCGCCGCCTCCGCCCATTGCTTCGGGCCGCCTTCGACGGTGGCGTCCTCAAGCACGTAGCCGCGCATCTGGCCGCCGACCATCGCCGTGCCGACCACCACGATCCCCGCCTCGTCGCCGCCCTCGCTCACGTTCGGGTCCACGCCGACGCCAATCCGCGTCAGGTTCGGCACGTCCATCGCGCGGCAGGCATCCAGCAGTTCCCGCGACCACAGCCCGCCCTCTTCCTCGTCCGTCTCGTGTTGCGCTTCACGGAGGAACGCGGAAAGCCCCCACTCGTTGATCTGGGCCTCGCAGGTCGCCACGTTCTGCCCCTCCCAGGTGGGGGTTCCGGCGCGCACGATGAACCGCACGCCGCCTCCCGCCCGCGGTTCCTGCTCCACCTTCAGGCCAACCAGGGCCGGCTCCTCGCAGGTCGGTTCCCTGGAGTGGAGAAAGTCCGCGCGGCCGTCCACGAGCTGGGCGGCGATCGAGGCGTGGTGGATCCGGTTCTGGATGAACAGGACCGCGCAGTCCGCGGAGCCCGCCGGCAGCAGCGTGTCGGTGATGGTGCGGATCTTCTTGTTCGTGGTCGCCTCGGTATCGTGGCGGTCGTCCACGTCGTCCAGGAGTAGAAGGTCCGGCCGGAACTGGTCCAGCTTCACGCCCCGCGCGCCGGCGTCCAGGCCGAAGCCCGCGACGTTGAAGCCGTTCTCGGTCCGCAACTGGGAGCGGCGCCAGCCCTTGGAGTGGCCGTAGGTGTTGACCGCCCTCCCCACGCCCAGGGTCTCGAACTGGGAGGCGATGGTGCCGACGTGGCCGTCCGCCATCTCCTGGGTGCGGCTCACGTAGAGGACGAAGCGCCGGGTAAGCTTCACGCCCAGGCGCACCACAGCCAGCTCCGCGGTGCTGGACTTCGCGCCGCCGCGGGGCCAGATTTCTACCCGGGCCCGGGGTTTGGTGCCGGGCGCCAGCTTCTCGAACCACTCCCACAGCCGCAGGTGCCGCTGGCCCATGGGGGAGGAGCAGACGTGCGGGAAGTGGTGGGCGAGCCAATCCTGCCAGGGCTGCTGGGCGCCGGGCAGCGCGTTGCCGACGGCGGGCAGGTCCGGCACCACCACCCCGCGCCGCGCCAGCTCGATCCGCGCCAGCCGTTCGACGGCCGGACGCAGGACCTCATTCGTGAGCAGAGATGGTTGCGTCATACCCTAGCGCTTTCAGCAGGTCCTCGTCGGAGGCTTCGACCACTTCCTTGGCGACCTTCTGGAGTACCACCAACCGCTCCGCATACTTCTCCGGCCGGTGCGCCTTGAGCAGCAGCGTCATCAGCGCGTCGCTCTGCTTCTTGGCCCGGGCCCAGGCGGCGGCTTCCAGCTTGTCGACCGCCTCCTCGACGGCTTCATCCCATCCGGCCGCGAACTCCGGATCCTGGTCCCGGGCGTGGTAAGCGTACTGGCGGTTGATGCCGGCCAGGCGCGCGGCTTCGGAGACGTTTGCTCGCTCGGCAAGCTTGCGGAGAAAACGTTCCTTCCAATCGCCCTTTGGCCCTGTCGCCTTTGTCGGCCGCTCTGCGTCGCTCATCACGATTCACTCACCCCGGTTTATGACGCCCGCCGCTCTCCCGGACGACCCCTCTCCTCAACCCTAGATTATTGCGCCCCACCCTCCCCTTTTCTCTCTCCCTACATGCATGGGGTGTAACGGTCTGTTACTGAGTCTTAGTAAGGGGGTCTGTTTTTCAACGCAGCGTCCCGCTCGCCTCGAACCCGCCACGCCTCAGCCTCCCACTCCCGCGCGTCGCTCTCGACCGTCGCCAGCCGCTCCTGCAAGGCGCGCACCTCCTGGACCAGCTCGAGCATATACCCCCGCGTCCGGTGCGGCGGCAGGGCGGCGGCGTGCGCTTCGATGGCGGCCAGGTCGTCAGGGGTCACGTCTCCCCTCCCATCTCCCGCTCAACCCGCTCCCCCGCCCTGCCGAGGTCCCCCAGCAGCGCCCACACGTCATCCTCCACGCCCCGGGGCAGCAGCCCGCGGATCTCGGTCAGGTCGTCGCGCAGGGCAGAGCGCATGGTGCCGAGGGTGGCGGAGAGACGGTGGAGCGCCTTACGCTGCTGCTTGGTCATCACACCCACCTCCACACCCCATCCGCTCCCTTCGCTCTCTCTCTTTTGCACGTCCCACACCACCACCGCCCCAGCTGCCCGTTCAGCCGCCGCTCCCACATTTCGCGAAGGTAATCAGTGCTCATTTGGTTGACCTGTAGGCAGCAATAAGCCCCCGCCGACGCGTCAACGTCAACGGGGGCCATGCCCAGGCGCACAGGAGGCGCCCAAGCATATGAAGTCTACCACGACCCCGCAGAAGCTCGCGGCGACGCAAGTCAGTTTCACCCGAGTCTGCCGCGGCTGCAATTCGGAATTCCGCGCTTTCTGGCGCCGCGAGCACCCTGGTAAAGCCAACCAGCAGTTCTGCTCGGTCGCCTGTCGGAACGCCTACCACAATAGCCCGGAGCACTTCTGGTCTCTGGCCAGGCGCGGCGACGGGTGCTGGGAGTGGCAGGGCTATATCGACCCCCGGGGCTACGGATCCATCCTCTTCCGCGGCAAGCGGCAAGGCGCCCATAGGACCGCTTGGGAGTTGACGAACGGCCCCATCCCAGAGGGGCTCTACGTCTGCCACCACTGTGACAACCCGGTGTGCGTTCGCCCGAGCCATCTGTTCATCGGGACCGTCCACGACAATAACGACGACAAGATCCGCAAGGGACGGCACCGATGGGGACTGGGCCTGAAGCCCGAACAGCAGGCCCGGGGCGAACAGGTGCGCAACGCCAAGCTTACCGAGCGAGAGGTCCGAGAAATCCGGCAGCGGGTGCGGGACGGAGAGCGCGTCTGCGATCTGGCGAAGGACTACCCGGTAAGCAACAAAACGATCTACAGCATCGTCAGCCGCGAGAGTTGGGCCCATGTTGAGTAGCCGGGCCGGCATCATACCCACCTCCATTCCTCGGTCTGCGCGTCCCATGCTCTTTCCCGGCCGCAGCTGCCGCAGTAGTAGCGCCGCAGTTGCCGGTTCTCCTGGCGTGGTCCACCGCACCCGCTGTGGCGCACCACCCCGGCCTCGTCCTTAAACCACGGCTTGGCGTCAGGAGCAGGGGGCGGGGGCTCCGTCGGTAGCCCCGGGGCGTCGGAGGCGGCGCCAGCCTCATCAGGTGCAGCCGGGTGGGCATCCGCGACCGGGGCACCTCCCGCACCGAGCAGGCGCGTCCGGCCGGATGGGTTGGTAGTGCGGCCGCCGTAGTAGTTGCGGGGCCTGGGTGCTGGCATCAGCGAACCTCAACCCCGGGCCCGTCCCCGGTGTAGCGAATCATCAGCGCGTAGAAGGAGATCGTCCCCTCGTCCGGCTCGGTGATGTGGCTGGTGAGCACCCGCCACCCCTCGGCGGCAAGGGCGTTCAACCGGGACGCGAACTCGTCCGGGTCGGCCTCCAGGGCCACGCGGTATTCCACGGCCACTGGCTTGCTCATGCCGCCCTCGCCACTTCCACCAGCCGTCCCGCCAGGCCGAGGACCCCGGCCCGGTCCGCCAGGCTCAACTCCTGCAGGTCGACGCCCAATTCTTTGCCGGCCGCCAGGTCCAGGGCCAGGGAGCGGAGGTCAGGGGTGAGGCTGAAGACCGGCTGGAGTGGGACGCGCTGCGCCGCCGAACCCAACCGCTGGAGAGCTTCCGCCGGAGATTCAGCGGCGACCCGCTCAATGGAGACGGAGGCGGTGAAGGTCTCGGCGTCCGGCTCCTGATCCGCCACCGCTTCGAACGCCGCGGGCAGGGGCGTCGGCTCCCGGCCGTTCACCGGGGGCGGCTCAGCGGCCGGGGCCTGGCGAGACACGTTCAGCCCTGCCGCGTTCGGGACCGTGATCCCGTTCTCCGCGCGGTAGCGGGTGAGCGCCTGGCGCACTGTCGCCTCCGACAGGCCC